GGCCTTTATTCTCTCTTTATCCCAATGGAATGGAACTATGAAGGATTTATTGACGAGTACGGACTTCCAGTCTTTGATAATCCATGTGATGGAGAACGATTGGGACCAGACGGTGAATTAATAGACGTAGGTGTAATAACAAACTGGGAGAATGAAGCTGAAGGATTACGTGACGACCAAGACGCCTTAAACGAGTTTTACAGACAATTCCCTCGCACTGAAGAGCACGCGTTCAGAGATGAAACTAAAAATAGTATATTTAACTTAATTAAAATATACGAACAAATAGATTATAATGAAGGTAGTAGACATGCAGCGCATACTACTACTGGAAGCTTTGGTTGGGTAAACGGTATTAAGGATTCACAAGTAGTGTTTCATCCAGATCCAACAGGTAGGTTTAAAGTAAGTTGGGTACCACCAACTCATTTACAAAACAAGCAAATAATAAAAAATGGAATTAAATACCCTGCCAACGAGCACGTTGGAGCATTTGGCTGTGATAGCTATGACATTAGTGGTACTGTTGACGGTCGTGGTTCGAAAGGTGCATTACACGGATTAACAAAATTCTCTATGGAAGACGCACCTTCAAGTACGTTCTTCCTAGAATATATAGCAAGACCACAAACCGCGGAGATGTTTTTTGAAGATGTATTAATGGCATTAGTGTTTTATGGTATGCCACTATTAGCAGAGAACAATAAACCGAGACTACTGTATTATTTACGACGTAGAGGTTACAGAGGATACAGTATGAATAGACCAGATAGAATTTGGAAGAAAATGTCTACTGCTGAAAAAGAAATAGGTGGTATACCAAACTCAAGTGAAGATATTAAACAAGCTCACGCTGCGGCGATTGAAATGTACATACAAAACCACGTAGGCCACCTTGGTGATGGCAATTATGGCACAGTATATTTTAACGAGCTGCTTAATGATTGGTCTAAGTTTGATATAAACCGAAGAACTAAACACGACGCGTCTATCAGCTCTGGACTAGCTATTATGGCTTGCAACAGGCATTTATATGCGCCAAATGTAAAAGTAGAAAAAACACCTTTAAATATAAATATAGCAAAATACGATAATAAGGGATTAAATTCCCAAATAATTAAATAAGTATGGCGGAAAATATATACGTAAACTTTCCTTCTCAAGCAGTTCCTGATCTAGAGAAAATGAGCTCAGAGTATGGGCTTAAAGTAGCTAGGGCTATCGAGCAGGAGTGGTTCAAAGATTCCCATAGTAATAGATACCGCAACTCTCAAGTTAAGTTTCACAACTTAAGATTATACGCAAGAGGAGAGCAGAGTATTCAAAAATACAAAGATGAGTTATCTATTAACGGTGATTTGTCATATCTTAATTTAGATTGGAAACCAGTACCAATTATACCAAAGTTCGTTGATATTCTAGTTAATGGAATGTCTGAAAGAATGTTTAAAATTAAAGCTTACTCTCAAGATCAATATGGAGTAAGCAAGCGTACTGAGTATATAGAATCAATACAAAGGGATATTGATCAATCAGCGTACAACGATCAAGCCGCGAAACACTTTAATGTAGATTTATACGAAAACAAGAAAGAAGAACTTCCTGACACACAGGAAGAGTTAGATCTTCATATGCAGCTTAATTACAAGCAAGCTGTAGAGATAGCAGAAGAACAAGCTATTAACTCATTACTTGAGGGTAGTAATTATGATTTAATTAGAAGAAGGGTGCTATATGACTTAGCTGTTTTAGGTATGGGTTGTGTAAAAACTAGTTTTAACTGGAGTGATGGAGCTACTGTAGAGTATGTTGATCCTGCTAATATAGTTTATTCTTACACGGAGTCTCCATATTTTGATGATATATACTATATAGGTGAAGTAAAAACCATACCTATTAACGAGTTAGCTAGAGAGTTCGATAATTTAAGTGAAAGTGATTTAGAAGAAATAAGTAAGAGATCTTCTAAAAGGCACTTAGGTAATAGACGAACGCATGAGGTGGATAACAATAAAGTTCAAGTTTTATATTTTAATTACAGAACGTATACAAACAACGTATATAAGCTTAAAGAAACTTCTAGCGGAGGTTACAAAGCAATAGAAAAAGATGATACGTTTGATCCTCCTGAAGACAAGCAAGTAGGTTACGCAAGAATGCAACGCTCTGTAGAATGTGTATTTGAAGGCGCTATGATTCTTGGTACTGATAAATTGCTTAAGTGGAATAAAGCGGAGAACATGATGCGTAGTAAATCTGACTTTAATAAAGTTAAGATGAATTACTCTCTAGTAGCTCCACGTATGTACGAAGGACGTATTGAGTCTTTAGTTAGTAGGATTACTGGTTTTGCTGATATGATTCAGCTTACGCATTTGAAGTTACAGCAAGTTATGTCTAAGATGGTACCAGATGGTGTGTACCTCGACGCGGACGGACTTGCTGAAATAGATTTAGGTAATGGCACTAATTATAATCCACAGGAAGCTCTTAACATGTTCTTCCAAACTGGTAGTGTAATTGGCAGAAGTTTCACGGGCGATGGTGATCAAAATCCTGGAGCTATACCAATTAGGGAGATATCTAACGGTGCTGGCGCTGGTAATAAGATTCAAGCTCTTATAGGTAATTACAATTATTACCTGCAAATGATAAGAGACGTAACAGGTCTTAATGAAGCTAGAGATGCTAGCGTACCAGATCCTAAATCACTAGTTGGAGTGCAAAAGCTAGCTGCGGCTAATTCAAATGTAGCTACACGTCATATTCTACTTAGCTCTATGTTCTTAACTGCTGAGGTTGCAGAGGCTTTATCTTTACGCATATCTGACATACTAGAGTATTCACCAACAGCTGATGCTTTTGTTCAAGCAATAGGAGCTCATAATGTAGCTACATTAAAGGAGATGTCTGAGCTTCACTTATATGATTTTGGTATATTCATTGAACTAGAGCCAGATGAAGAAGAGAAGCAAATGCTTGAGAACAATATTCAAACAGCTTTATCGCAAGGATTAATTGATTTAGATGATGCTATAGACATTAGAGAAGTTAGAAACGCAAAGCTAGCTAATCAACTTTTAAAAATTAAACGCAAGAAAAAACAAGAGCGAGATCAGGAAATCGAACAAGAAAACGCGAAAGCCCAGGCAGACGCGAATGCACAGGCTCAACAAGCCATTGCTCAAACTGAGATGCAAAAAAATAAGGAAAAAGCTGAAGCGGACACGAGAATAGAAGAGTTGAGAGCCGCGACTAAGTTAAAGCATCTACAAGAAGAGGTTAAGCTAAAGAAAGAGCTTATGCAGTTTGAGTTTGATTTAAATCAACAGTTAAGAGAACAAGAGCGCGAGTCTACTGAAAAGATGGAGACTATGAAAGAGCAGGGTAAAGATAGGCGAGAAAAAGTTAAACAAGCACCTAAAAAGTTTGAGTCTTCAGGTAATGATATACTAGGAGGCGGAATGGGTTTGGATAAGTTCACCCCACAAATTGGAACTTAATTAATTATATAATATTTTATGATGCAAGATGATAACCAAACAGATCTTGAGGAGGTAATCCAAGAGGTTGAAAATGAAGAACAGCCTGTAGAAGAGGTTGTTGAAGAAAAACCAGAATTAGATTTAAGTAAATTTGAAACCGCTGACGATCCAACTGTAGTTAAAGTGGATCTAAGTCAACCACCAACCAATGAAACTAAAGAAGATAACTCTAACGACACAGGAGTGGCTGGAGGCGATGAAAACGCCGAGCCCTCACAAAGTGAAAACAAAGTACAACCGCAAGGAGAAGTACAAGAGGAAGTACCAGTACTAGAGGAGGTTTCTGAAGAAGTAGGAGAACTAGCCGAAGAAGCTATTGAAGCTATAGAAGAAGCTGAAGCCACGGGTGAGGCTCTTCCAGAAAACATTCAGAAGCTAGTTGATTTTATGGATGAAACTGGTGGCGATCTCGAAGATTATGTAAAACTAAATAGAGACGTATCTAACATAGATGATCAAGACGCTTTATTAGAGTACTACAGAACTACTAAACCGCATTTATCTTTAGAAGAAGTAAATTTTTTGATGGAAGATCAATTTGCTTATGACGAAGATGAAGATAGCGAAAGAGATATTAAACGTAAAAAATTGGCCCGAAAAGAGCAAGTTGCTGAGGCCAAGACCTACTTAGACGGGCAAAAGTCTAAATACTACGAAGAAATCAAAGCTGGAAGCAAACTCACGGGAGAACAGCAGAAAGCAATTGATTTTTTCAATCGATACAATAAAGAAGAGAAGCAAAGGCAAGAGCGAGTTAAACAACAAACATCTAACTTTAGCAAGAAGACCGAGCAGGTTTTCAATGACAAGTTCAAAGGTTTTGAATATAATGTCGGAGACAAAAGGTATAGATACAATGTTAATAACGCTGATCAAGTAAAGGAATCACAGCTTGACATTAATAATTTCGTAGGAAAGTTTCTTAACGAAAATAATGTAATAGAAGATGCTAAAGGTTACCACAAAAGCTTGTACACGGCTATGCATGCTGATGCTGTCGCTCAACACTTTTACGAACAAGGTAAGGCAGACGCTATAAAAGATGGCATAGCAAAAGCTAAGAACATTAATACTAGCGCTAGATCGTCTCACGGAGGCGAACAAACTGGCGGTCCTAAATTTAAGGTGTTAGGTGATGATACAGCTTCTTTTAAATTTAAAATTAAAAACAAAAAGTAAAATTAAGAAATAATGGCAATTACTTCAAACGTGACGCCAGCAGCAGCACCAACTAGACAGACGTTAGCTTCGGCTTACATCGACTTTACTGGTGGTACTAATGACTGGGCACAACAATATTTACCAGACCTTATGGAGAAAGAGGCTGAGATTTTCGGTAACAGAACTATCTCAGGTTTCCTTTCACAAGTAGGGGCTGAAGAATCTATGACATCTGACCAAGTTGTTTGGTCTGAGCAGTCAAGATTACACCTTTCTTACGAAGCTACACTAGCTGGTACTAATGGTTTAACTTTAGCTGTAACAAAAGATGCTGACGGACAAACTCCTGCTGCTTATACTGCTGCTGATGCTTCAAAAGCTCACGGTATGAGAGCTGGTGACATGCTATTAGTAGCTGACGCTAATACTACTGTTAAAGCTTATGTTTCTTCTGTAGAAACTACTGGTGTTGTTAACATTCAGCCATATAGCGCTGATCACATGACTAACGCTGGTGTCGCTAACGGTACAGTTAAGGTTTTAGTATTTGGTTCTGAGTACTCTAAAGGAGGTAAAGGCAGAAACGCTGCTAACAAGCCAGAGTTCAAGTCTTACGACAATAAGCCAATTATCATTAAAGACAAGTATGAGATCTCTGGATCTGACGCTTCTCAGATTGGTTGGGTTGAAGTTTCTGGTGAAGACGGACAAAATGGTTACTTATGGTACTTAAAAGCGGAAGGCGATACTCGCTCTCGTTTCACTGATTACCTTGAGATGGCTATGATTGAATCAGAGAAAGCTACTGGTGCTGGTATTACTGACCTAGCTGCTTTATCTGCTGGTGATACTTCTGGCGCAGTAACTGGTACTGAAGGTTTATTCTCGGCTATCAGCGCTCGTGGTAACGAGTCAACTGGTATTACTGGTATTAACGCTGCTACTGACTTAGCTGAGTTTGACCTAATTCTAGCTGAGTTTGATGCTAACGGTGCTATCGAAGAAAACATGATGTTTGTTAACCGTGCGACAGCTCTTGCTATCGACGATATGCTTGCATCTATGAATTCTTACGGTTCTGGTGGTACTTCTTACGGAGTATTCGACAACGAAGAAGATATGGCACTTAACTTAGGTTTCTCAGGATTCCGTCGTGGATCTTACGACTTCTACAAGTCTGACTGGAAATACCTAAACGATAAGTCTACTAGAGGTTTAATTAACGCTATGGATACAGTTAATGCTATCCGTGGAGTTGTTATTCCAGCTGGTGTATCTTCTGTATATGATCAACAGCTAGGTAAGAACCTTAAGCGTCCTTTCCTACACGTTCGTTACAGAGCTTCTAATACTGACAATCGTAAGCTAAAGACTTGGACTACTGGTTCCGTTGGAGCTACTACTTCAGATCTTGACGCAATGGAGGTACACTACCTTTCTGAGCGTTGCTTAGTTGTTCAAGGAGCAAACAACTTCATGTTGTTAAACTAAGAGTATATTTAGTGAAACTACCTCACCTTCGGGTGGGGTAGTTTTATATTAATTTTTTTTATTATATTTTATTATGGCTAAAAAGCAAACAAAAAAAGTAGAGGTTGAAGAACCCTACGTAGAAGAAACTATGGTGGTTGAAGAACCACCTGTAGTTGAACACAAACCCAAAAGAGTAGAACCTACTAATAAAAAATCACAAGACGGTTGGGAGATTAAAGACAGGTTTTATTATTTATCAAATAATAGAGCGCCGTTAAGTAAAAGCATTCGAGCGTCTAACATCCATTGGTTTGACGAAGAAAAAGGTTATGAAAGAGAAATTAAATATTGCTCTAACCAAAGAACCTGTTTTGTAGATGAAATGCAAGGTGATCAACGATTAGCACACATTGTTTTTAGAAACGGAGCGCTATTTGTTCCAAAAGAAAAAACGGTTTTACAAAAACTTTTATCTTTATATCACCCACATAGAGACTCTTTGTTCTTTGAGCACAAGCCTGTGAAACAAGCTGGTCAAGAGATTGATTGGTTAGAGATGGAGGTTGAAGCTCTAAACGCTGCAATGAATCTAGATATTGATATGGCAGAGGCTGTTATGAGAGTAGAGGTTGGTTCTAAGGTATCTAAGATGAGTTCTAAGGAGCTTAAGCGTGATTTATTACTATATGCTAAGAGAAACCCTGGTTTGTTCTTAGAATTAGTTAATGACGATAACGTTGCTCTTAGGAATTTTGGTATCAAAGCTACAGAGCTAGGTATTATAAAATTATCTTCTGATCAAAGAACTTTCTTATGGGGAAGTACTGAAAGAAAACTAATGACAGTTCCTTTCGACGAACATCCTTACAATGCCTTAGCCGCTTGGTTTAAGACAGATGAAGGAATGGAGATATACTCCAATATAGAAAAACGATTAAATTAATAATCACTTAGTTGGGTGGCCACCCTTCGGGGGTGGTCACTAAACTTTAAAAAACGAATTATGGCAGTAAGTGTAGACACGGTATATCAAAGAGTATTAGCTCTTGCTAACAAAGAGCAAAGAGGTTATATTACTCCACAGGAGTTTAACTTGCTTGCTAACCAGGCTCAAATGACGATATTTGAGTCTTATTTTTATCAGAAAAATATTAGAGAAACAGCGGACGCTGAAAAGTCTAACGAGATTAATGAGTCAAATATAAGCGAATTACTTGATAGAAAGTTAGCTCCTTTCTCTATTTTTCAAGCAGTGACAAGTGGTACTACATTCCCCGCTAATGGTACTATTGATTCCGTAGCACGACCAGTATTTCAGTACGGTATGGTATTATCAGGTAATGAACCATGTCAGAAAGTAAGTGTGTTTGAAGCTCAACGTTTAAAAAACTCTACTAGACACATGCTATCAACAGCAGGTTTGTCTCCAATATATTGTGATAGTAGAACAACGGGTGAGGATATACAAGTATATGATGGCGGTAACACTCCTGTTTCAAGCAGTGTTACTGTTGAATGTTTTTGCGTACCAAGAGATGTTGTTTGGGCTTATGTGGTTGTAAATGGTAAGGCGCTATATAATAGCTATGCTGCTACTGACTTTGAACTGCATAGATCAGAAGAAGATGCTTTAGTATATAAAATTTTAGAATTAGCTGGTATAGTAATGAATAAGCCTGGATTAACGGGTTCTATTACAGCAATTAATCAAGCGGATCAACAAATTCAAAATCAATAATTAAATGGCAATAGCAAGAGACGCGGCGCAAGCATATTATGCAACTGGTGGAGATCACGGTAGTTATAGGTATATTCCGCTAAATGAAATAATAGACTCGTTTGCAGCAACATATGTTGGTAAAGGAAAAATATGTGAAAATGTCATTTTTCCTGATATTACTTTCCATGCAATCAGAGCTTTGCAAGAGCTAAGTTACGATACACTTAGATGCACGAAAGATTGGGAGGTTGTTGTACCGTCAACGTTGGTTTTAGTTATGCCGCTTGATTATGTCAACTACGTTAAGTTGTCTTGGAGCGATGCCGATGGTATAGAAAGAATTATATATCCTACAAGCAAAACATCTAACCCTAATAACGTAGCTACAGTTGATGATCCATTAGTTCAAGACTGGGGTGGTTGGGATACTGATGGTACTAATACAGATTTGGTTGATTCTGAATCATCAGACACGTGGGCTAACTATCAAGCTCAAACAGTTACCGATCTTGGCTCTGTCAACGCAGACGATATGGATGACGAGTACGGTGAATTAGTAGGTGGTAGGTATGGTATAGATCCACAACACGCGCAGGCTAACGGAAGTTTCTTTATAGACGAAAGTGCGGGTAGATTTCACTTTAGCTCTAACATTGCTGGTAAAACTGTAATACTAAAATACATAAGCGATGGTTTAGCTGCGACAAGTAACACGGATCAATCAATAAGTCTAGCAAACAGTATGGTTCCAAAGTTAGCAGAAGAAGCAATATATAAGCATATTCTATATGGATTGTTGTCAGCTAGAAGCGACTCAGATCCAGGTATGCTTGCTCTTATTAAGAAAGAAAGATTTGCAGAAACTAGAAAAGCTAAACTTAGACTTTCTAATCTCAAGATAGAAGAGCTAACGCAGATACTTAGAGGACAATCTAAAATAATTAAACACTAGAGAATGCCAGAGTTGAAGAAAATGTTCTCAGCCGCTAGAATGAACAAGGATCTCGATGAGAGACTTGTTCCCCAAGGCGAGTATAGAGACGCGACTAATATAGAAATATCTACTTCAGAAGGTTCTAATAGCGGGGTAGTTCAGACATTAAAAGGTAATGTTAGAAAAGCATCGATGGCTAACTTTCCAGGTGCAGATACTGGTGTTTATGATTTAGGCGTAAATTACCAAGGTACATGTGTGGGTTCTATAGCCGCTCATGAAAAAGATAAAATATACTACTTTGTTCATAGTTCCTTAAATACTGTTACCGAGGCTGAGTTAACTCATGGTAAAGATTATATCTTAGAATTTGACACTATTACTGAAACTAATAAGTACGTTTTTGTAGATATATTTAGAGTAAATACGACTACTACTAGCACAGCAGTAACGGATAGCACTACGTTTCATATAGAACTTGGTAGTGGTACTAGCACAAATCAAACAGGTATACGAATTGGTATGAATTTAATCTACGGCTCTACGTATGATTTAACAAATACCATCGTTGAAGTTACGGATATATCTTATGATACGACTGTAAATAAGTGGAAAATAACAGTGGACACGGCTGTAACCATACCTGCTTCTACTAGCATACGCTTTACAGCAGATAAAGTTTTAGAGTTTAATAGAAATAATTTAATAACCGCTATAAATATACTCGAAGATTTTATCTTCTGGACTGATAATATTAACGAACCCAAAAAGATACATATCAAACGATCTATGTTTGGCACTGGTGGTTCAGAGGCTTTGGGTGATATTTTTAATGGAAACAACGCTTATTTCCACACTCGCCTTGTTATAGATAATACTGGAGTAGGTGATAACTACCATGTAGTTACTAACGCCGCGGGAACACAACCTGTTTTCACAGATATACATAACGTAACAGTTATTAAGAAAGCTCCGGTCACTCAACTAGAGCTAGATATGTATAGGACCTCTTCTAGTAGGGTAAATACGATAACAGGTATTGAGAACCCCGTATCAGCTTTAGCGACAACATATGTTGAGGGTGAAACATGGAATAGCGCGTTACATGTTGCGGGTAATCCAGTTGAAGTAGGAACAGAGGTGGATGTAGATTTTCTTGAACCTGTAGATTTTAGATTAGGTGATGTCTTAATATTTGCTCTTGAAAGTAGTTTTTTAGATGAAGATAATTTCGAGGAATCAGTACAAGATGTTAGAGCTGTAGTTACAGACGTGCCGGGTGATAATGACAATCCTAACATATTGTATCAAAGTGGTTTTAAAGTCGAAGTTTTATCTATACAAGAAGACGTTGCTAATGACTGGGGCGTAGAAGGTAATCCATGGAAAGTTAGACTTGAAGATAAAGATCCTTTATTTAACTTTAAGTTTCCAAGATTTTCTTATAGATATAAATATATAGATGGCGAATACTCTACATTTGCACCATGGTCTGAAATAGCTTTTTTACCAGGAAATTTTGATTATCAACCTAAAAGAGGTCACAACCTGGGTATGAAAAATCAAATGAGGGGATTGAAGATTAAAAATTATCATCCATCAGAAAATACTTTTCCTCAAGATGTTGTAGAAATAGATATACTATATAAAGAAACAAACAACACCCGTGTTTACACTGTAAAAACTTTCAAAAAGTCTGATGGTTATCCTTTGTGGCCAGATACAAATAACTATCCTGATTCACGAGGAGAGTTTGATTTAACCACGGATATGATTCACGCCGTAGTTCCATCTAATCAATTGTTAAGGCCTTGGGATAATGTTCCAAGAAAAGCACTTTGCCAAGAGATTACCGCTAACAGATTAGTATACGCTAATTACTTACAGGGATATGATATAGCTAAAGAACCAATTATAAATACTAGCTTCATTCATGAGGATATAAATGACGATGGTAATACATACCCTTTGCCTTCTGTTAAAACCATGCGTGATTATCAGATAGGGGTTGTTTTTAGTGATAGGTTTGGGCGAGAAACACCTGTGCTAACAAACAAAGACTCATCTATAAGATTAGATAAAAAGCATTCTAAGCATAGAAATAGAATAAAAGTAAGCTTAGATTCTAGTTCAGAAATACCTAGCTGGGCTGAATATTACTCTTTCTATATAAAAGAAACTTCTGTAGAGTACTACACGTTATCTATGGATAGATGGTATAATGCATCTGACGGAAATATATGGTTGTCATTTCCCTCTTCAGAAAGAAATAAAATGAAGGAAGAGGATTTTTTAATCCTCAAGAAAGCTCATGGATCTGATCAGATTGTTAGTGAAAAAGCAAAGTATAAAATACTATCTATATCAAACGAGGCGCCAGACTTCATTAAAACAAGGAAGTTAACCCTAAGTAAAGTTACTAGCCAAGATGACATTGGAACTAGCGGAACTGGATTTCCTTTAGTAGGATTTAAATCAGTTAATATTAAGTCAAGTACTTTTACAGAAGAATTCGGAGACTCATTCGTGTCTGATCGTGATTATGAAAAACTATTTATAAGAGTTTGGGCTGGCAATGAGGCTTCGCTGCCGTATGAAATAACTAATATTGCTGATGCTGGCGACTTCTATACGTTGAATTTACTACATTCATTTGGTGAAGACGTAAGCATTACGTCCACTGATAACACTTATGAATCTAGAGTTGACGATATAGCTATAGAACTTTTAGATTATAAAGTACAAAACTTACCTGAATTTGATGGTAGATTTTTTGTTAAGATATACAAAGACGACGTACTAGAAAATTATGTTGCTAACGATCAAAGTACTGATTGGTATATAAAACAATCTTGGCAACTAGGTTATATAAATAACAACGGTTACGTCAACGCTGGTACAAGGACGGGTGATACTAATTACGCTGGCGGTTTTGGAGGAGCTGTACCTGTGTATCCAGTATATCCATACAATAAAGCTGAGTTAGATTGGAATTCAGTAAATAGTGAAAACGAAGGAAATCCCAACGAGTGGTTTAAACACTATTCTTCTTGGAACTACACCTACGGAAGATTTCACCCTACAGAGCATAATTGGTATGAGTTGTCGCAAGACGCTAATGAAGCTTTTACTGGAGCTACGTCACAAGAGTCTACGTATAGTAATGGCGGGCGTTATAAGTTCTTAACTGGTGTAAATAACAATACTTTAGGTGCCGTAAAAGAGAACATGGAGACATGCACGGTAAGAGCTATCAATGGTTGGGGAAAGTGGGATAATGGCCCCGACTTTATGAAGGCTAAGCATTTTTGGTGGTCTATACGTAGAAATAAGGTTTTTTGGATCGACGCTTGCACCGCTGCTGTTTATGGCGGTAGGGGTAATGCTGGTAATAACTTTAGACCAGGTACTAAATACACGGCTTATAAATACTTAAATGGAGATCCAAGCGACACAGAGCATAATTACCTTGGTATCACTGAAGCGGATGCTGATGGATTCCAACACTTAGGAACCTATGGACAAAATTTCTGGTTTAACAAAGATGAACTTGGCGCAACCCCATATCTAGCTGGCGGTCAGTCGACTTTTCACCATTATGGTGTCACTGAGACTGCTGGATCTAGTGTGTCAGGAGGGTGGCATTGGACTAACGTTCTATTCCACGACTATACTATAGACGAAGACGGTGTATTACAATCTGGTGAATACCACCATGGAGGTAACTCGGCGCCAAGTAGAGGAATATGGACAGACGGTACCAACTGTTTTATGGATATCTCATGGTCAAGCTTTAACAATCGCTCCAACGAATGGCACGTAGATTCCGATCAAAAAGGAATAGCATCCAATGTTCACGACGACGCGTTCGATCAGTGCCCACAAGGTAATCAAAACGTGAACTGTTCCCATGATATGCCAGCGTGGGAGGCTTGGGAATTTATAAAAGAGTTTGTCACACCTGGAACTAAGTTTAGATTTAGGCGCTGTCCTGATCAACAAGTATACACAGTTAAAGATTTTGGCAGTGGTAGTAGCAACGTACCGCATGTTGGGAAATATAGCACGTGGAGTTTCCATGGCTCAATTGACGATCTATTAGAAAAAGCCCAATACGGTGTATATGGTATAAGAAATGTTATTTCAGGAGGAAATATCATGGATAGCCAGGGGAAAATGAGTCGTCAGTACTTTACAAATTGGAATAATAGACAAAGATGGACGGTGAGAGTAGAGCCGTTTATAGGTGGCCCAGAAACAGAAAGTGGGTATAATCCAATACACGGTACTGATCCCAACTTAGTAACAGACTTTGATGACCCTAGATTTAGAAGAGCTCTACAGCACGATGGTTTTGATAACAAATCTGGTTATGACGCTATAGAGATATTAACACCGTTTAACACGGGTGAATCATCATACTCTGATAATCCTGCTATATGGGAGACAGAACCTAGAGAAGCCGCTGAAGTAGATATATACTATCAAGCTTCACATTTAATACCTATTAATATAAACTCTAAAAATATTGAAGAGTTTATACCTATAGGATCTAAGTTTAAGATTAGTGGTTATCTTCCTTTGCAACAAGGTGGCGCTACACCAGCAACGACTACTCACACGGTAACTGGTTTAGATGGTAATGTAGTCACGTTTACACCTGGCATAAGTACATACGGCGCAGTCTCAGTTGATGGTGAAGTAAGTGTACCTGGTTTAGGAATTAATTCTTCTGTTGAATTTGAAACTCACGGAAATACTACTTCAATACAAACCGCGACTAGCGCCTCTGGAATAGGTACTACTAGCATGACTATTAACACGGATTCGTGGAGAGCAAGGCATAAACTTGGATGGAGTAATTGCTGGAGTTTTGGTAACGGAGTTGAATCTGATAGAATTAGAGATGATTTCAACGCACCGCAATTAGATAACGGTGTAAAAGCATCTGCTACGCTAGCTAATAAGAGTATAAGAGAGGAGCATAGGAAGTACGGTTTGATATGGTCAGGCTTATATAATTCTAACTCTGGTATTAACGATACTAATCAGTTTATAATGGCTGAGAAGATAACTAAAGAAGTTAATCCATCTCACGGTAGTATACAGGCTATAAAAGCTAGAGATACTCAAATACACTTGTTCTGTGAAGATAAAGTTCTTAGGGCTGTAACTAATAAAGACGCGTTATATAATGCCGACGGTAAGCCTCAGTTAATATCTAGTAACGCTGTTATTGGAGATGTTCGAGGTTATCAAGGTGATTTTGGCATATCTAAAAATCCAGAATCTTTAGCGGTTACGCCTTATAACATGTATTTTACAGACGTAATGAGAGGTAAGGTGTTAGCGTTATCTACAGAGGGTGTTAGACCTATATCTGACAACGGTATGAAAGACTACTTTGCTGATACAATGAACTCGTACATTGATCAAGCTATAGGTACGTATGACGAAAGGAAAAATGAATATAATATTTCTCTAAACAAGAAATATAGTCATGATCAAAAACTACCTACGGAACAGATCACTGTTTCATATAGTGAAAAATCTAAGGGATGGACTAGTTTTAAAACATTCTATAAGACATACGACACGTCGCCCGCTGAAGTCCAAGGTTTAGAAAATGGCGTTAGTTTAAACAACAATTACTACACGTTCTTTGACGGTCACATATGGAGGCATCACGACAACGAAACTAGGAACAACTTTTATAACACGCAGTTTACGTCTGATGTAACGGTTTTATTTAACGATCAACCAGAAGCTGTTAAGAGTTTTAATACAATAAACTACGAAGGATCTCAAGCTAAAATAACTAACTGGGATGATGCTGGTTTTGGTAGTTCATCTGGCGCTACTGATGGAATAGGTTTTTACAATAACGATTTGGCTACTGGTAGCGGAGCTACCGTAGGCACTACAATTGTTAATAACGTTAGCGATAGAGAATATTATAATATACCTGACACTGTTAAAGGTTGGTATGTAGATAATATTGCTACTAACTTACAAGAGTGTGAAACTCTAGAGTTTAAAGACAAAGAAGGCAAGTGGTTTGCTTACCCAACAGGTGCATCAACAAATATAAATAATCTTGACGAAAAAGAATTTTCTGTTCAAGGTTTAGGTATAGCAACGATGGATCACGACACTGATACGTATGGTGATACTATAACAATAACTACTAACGATAGCGCTACTAGTTCTAGTGGTGCAAATTGGGATTAACACATGGCAGTATATTACACAATAGCAGGCACAAAAACTATTCAGGTTGGAGACAACTTAACTGGTACGCATACAAATATAACTATTACACCTATAGATCCTGACACTGACGTACATAGCGGATATTATCTACAGGCTAGTAATTTTAAAGTCGGCGGTGGTACAGAAACAAATGGAAGTGGAGTAGCTACTTCGGGCACCAACATATATGAACCTACAGATGGGTCTTGGAATGCTGACACTGGTGTATCTAAAGTTACATTTACAAATAATAGTAACACGCCTGGAGATATAAACAATACAGTTAACGTAAAGGTTGATTTTGGATCAGTAACCCCAAGCGCAACAGGTAGTATAAATATAGACATTGACGAAAAAACAGATAACCCTATTGAATTAGCGCCTAGCAGAAAAGTTTGTTTTCAAGTTTGGTTACCATATGATGCTAACGTAACATACGAGTTTTATCAACCATCTATTAATACACATGATTGGACAGTAGCGGCTAATCCTTACTTAGGCGTAACTAGAACACAAACTGATGATGGTACTACCGACGGTTGGATAAAATATAAGTTTGAAGGAACTATAAATAGTTATGTTGAAAGTCAAGTATATAAATTGATCAGAGTTGGTGTATTAAGAGCTAACTTAGGTTTAGCTATAGATACCCTGCCAACTGTTTCAGACGGTGTTACAGAGCCTGATTTTAGCACTCATGATTTTTATATTACCAACGATAACGTGTCTTGGGCGGGTACGCCTCCTCAATATGTAAGCGCATATAATCACGAATTATTTCAAATTACTAACGCAAATAATCAAGCGTATATAGTAGGTGCAACACTATCGTATAATCCTTTAGACATAGATGGATTTTCAGAATTAGAAGATGGAGATTTTTGTGGATTAGGCCATACCTTTAAACTATCACATAGAGTTTTTCAACCAGTTGATCCAGTTGACGCAGGTGATGAAATAACTAACGTAACCTTTCCGCCTACATTACCAAACACATCTAGCCACGAGACTATAATAGTAAAAGGTACTGCTGGTGCTAAGTACTCATTAAATCTTCAGAAAATGGAAAGTACAACTAGTACAAAAGTTACCAATACAAGCGGTTATTATAGTTTTTCTGGAGGATTACGAGGATTTAAAGACGTGATATCTCGCGCTAAAAGCAATGAGTTTACTATAGATAGTTCTGGTAGAAAACATCATAATTTTATTTTACCTAAAGCTACTAGCGATGAAAGGTATGAAGTGTTTGTAACTCCAATGGGAACGACAACAGCTAGAAGTGGCGTACCTACAAAAGCCGGAGAAGGTACTATTTTAAGGGACGGTATAACAACTATTACTATTCAAGCTGAAGCAGACACTGAAGCAAACTGGCAATTTTCTACTACGGCCGCTAATGAATCTGGCGTTACACCGGTTAGAACAACGTCTTTTTCTCGTAGGAAAACTGCAAAATCCCATAGCAATCACTTCAGTGTATCTGCTAGAGCAGCGTCAGCCGTATCATCTTCAACTAAACTAGTATTAGATAGAGAATACAGTAACATACGGCCTGGCATGTATGTTATAATACCTATGGCTGGCGATGGTGTGCCGTATAATACTAAAGTAAGTGCTGTAAGAAATAGAACCGTAATACTTAATGCTAATTGTACTATAGCTCAAAACGCTGATGTTTTATTCGAAAGTAACACTAGCGCAATATTTCCTTTTAATCTAACTATACCAGCTGGTTATACTTACGGCGCAGAACTTATAGCTTCTGACGCAACTAATAATAGAACGTTTGACGCGGGTGTTGGTAGCTGGGATGAACTTGATGACACTGGTAGTGATGTTGCTGTTGCTAGATCTAGTGGGTCAAAATTGCAGGTAACCACTACAACTGATAGTGAAATAGAAGGAGCTCAACTACCAATCATTCACGTTGGAGACGGTAGCACAACGTCTATCGTTGTTGGTAAAGCATATCGAGTTGCTATGAAATTAGCTTTAACTAGTGGGGCAACAACTATGGCCACGAGATTCGCTATAGGCGGAACTGCTAGTGACGCGTTTACTATCACGACTTCAGAAACAACTGTTGAACAAATTATAGTTGCAGCTAATAATACTGATGCTTTAAAAGTATATAATACTTCTTCTACAAACTGTGTGTTCACGGTAGATGATGTCACGGTAACAGAAGTGACTTATAAAAACTTGACAGCCACGAATACAGATCCATCTACTTCTTTAGGTGGTACTTCTCAAGGTTTAACAGCTGTAGTTGATGGAGATACTACTAATAGTGCCAATGTCACGGTTGTTTCACCTGGTCAACGAAAAGTTCAAGTAGGTATGATAGTTAGAAGTAAAGAAATTGCTGAGCATACAGGCGTAAAGGGTGTTAATACTTCTACTAGAGTAATAACTATGAATGATCCGCAGTCTCTAACTAGCGGTACTACCTTAACGTTTAATACTGATCCAGATTCAACTACGCCTATTACAACTGATGGTGTTACTTTAATACATGCTCACGCGGCGATATCAGAAACTGGTAGCGTATCGAATCAAGAGGTTGCACAAGTATACGGATATCTCAGAGTAAATCGACCAACTAACACAGTTACACTACCTTTCTATCTAGACAGCATATTGACATCTGCTTCATTCTAAAATAAAATAACATGCCAATAGTAACATTAGAATTTACACAACCGTTAAATGCTTCATGCGAAGTAGGTGATACTGCTTATTACGTTAATACTAGTACTTCAGAAAAAGCTGGGCACGAAAACGACGGTTTTACTATTAATAGCACTGATCCTGTAGAAATAGGCACTATTGTCGAAATAGCTGACAGGCACGCTACACCAACCGTTAAAGTGTATAGCACTATAGCTGGGTGGAGTAGCACGCAAAGTAGATTTATATTCTTTTCAAAAGATAATAAAGCAAATTTAAGCTCACCGTTAGGATATTATGCCAGTGTTAAACTAGTAAATGATTCTACAACAGAGGCTGAGCTACACGCCGTAGGCATGGATATATTCGCTAGTAGCGTATAGTGTTAGTAAATAAGCGCTAAAAAGTGTAACTATATATCAGTATACTTTAATTAAATTAAATGACTGATAACAAGTTACAAAAAAAACCTAAGTCTGAATTATCTAAAGACTTTAGAACTGCTGTAGTTTCTTTAGAAAATAATCTAAAAGAGCTAGCAGATGGTGTTAATATTGTAGCTGGTACCAAAGAAAAGCCAATAGTAAACAATAGTAAATTAGTGCCTATCAGACATTTTTTTATGGATGGGGTTTACGTAAGGGAGATGACAATGTTTAAAGATACTATAGTTATTGGTGCTATACACAAACACTTGCACATGTGCTTTTTACTTAAAGGTAAAATCACTGTTAGTAATGAAGAAGAGACGGTAGATCATATAGCGCCATGTTTTATTGTGTCTACACCAGGTATTAAACGAGTATTGTATGCTCATGAAGATTCTGTGTGGTACAATACACACAAAAACCCAAGTAACACTGAAGACGTAGATCAATTAGAAAAGGATATTGTTGCTTTAACGTATGAAGAATATGAAGAATATATTAAAAATAAATAAGTTATGAGTTTTGTAGCAGTAGCAAGTGGCGTTATAAGCGCTGGATTAGGAGTAGCTAAAATGGTACAAGGTAGGAAAGCGGCTAAAGAAGCTAAGGACCAAGCTGATCTTTCTCGTATAGAGCTTGATAAGCAAAAAGAAGCTTTTCAGCAGCTCGACACAAGTAACCCATATCAAAACATGGAGAATACTATGGAGGATCTTACAGTAGACCAGAGAGCCGCTGAGTTTGCTCAGCAAGGGGCACTTCAGTCTCAAGCCAATGTTATGGATAAGATGCGTGGTGCGGCGGGTGCTTCTGGTATAGCAGCTCTTGCTCAAAGTATGGCTAACCAAGGCTCTATGGATGCGCAGAAAGCTGCAACATCAATCGCTGAGCAAGAAGCAGCTAATCAAAAGGCTGAACGTGCAGAAGCGTCGAAATTACAGAATTTAGAAAAACAAGGAGAAGCGGCTTCAAGACAGATGGAGTTTCAGAAACTCGATGCTCTTATGGGCATGTCGGCCGGCGACGTTTCATCAGCACAAGCTCTACAACAAGCTGGAATGGACGCTGCAAGCAAAGGTTTGTCAGATATAGCTGGTGGCTTGACCACTGCAGCAGGAGCTATCCCAACAGGTTGATAAAATAAAATAAAAAAAAATTATGTCAGAAGGAATATTTATACCAGATTTTACTTTATCAGAATTTACCAAGAAATCAATTAAAGAGGCTGGAATAGGTGGTGATAAAGCCGCTGCAGCTAGACAGCACTTAGATAAAGCACAGACGCTTGGTAATGTAGCTGGCGCTTTTGATACCGTAGGTAAAGAGGCGGATAAAATTAATAAACAAATAAAAGCAAAAAACGCGGCGGAAGATGCAGCAAGAAAGAAAGCACTCCAAGATGCCGAAGCCGCGCGAGTGCTTGAGCAAAAAGCTTTAGATGAAGACGATAAGCAAGCGCGGAAAGAAGGGGATGAAAATATCAAAGAACAAGGACAAGATATTGAAGCGTATATTAAAGCTGAAAAAGCATATTACGAAAGTTTGCCAGAAGATTGGAAGGAAAAGGGTTATGATACGTATGAAAAACATTTAGATAATCAAGAAAAGCTTGGTACTAAAGAATATGACGAGTTTCCTCAAACAGAAACAGCTTCTCCTGTAGAATTCAAATCACCGGTTAAATTCTTAGAAGGTACTAGCGGCGAGCTACCGGCTTTTGACGAAGCTGATATAAACTGGAAAGCTGGTTTTGATAAGATGAATGATCGTCAAAGTTGGGCGTCTCCAGAGTTATATAGTCAGTTTCAGCAACTTGAAAAAGCGAAAGCAGCTGAGCACCTACAAGCTATTAGGAGTAAAGATAAAGCTGGCGCGGCTAAAATATTAGCAGAACAATCTCAGCGAGCTTCAAATCTAAAGGATTGGCAGCAAACTATGACAACCGCGATGCAGATAAATAAAGATCATGGTTGGAATATAATACTAGAGGGTGATGACGAGGAAGCTAAAGCTAATAGAAGAATTATAAGTGCGCTAGCTGCCAACGACGGCACAGCTAAAGTAGCTATAGATGATAGTGGTGAAATGGGTTTTACTCTTGGTCAAGTAGATCCAACAACAGGTCGTGTGTTACCAGATATTAGTCCAGTAACAGGTCAACCAATAGGTAATCCTAAAACATACTTACATAGAGAAATCGACGAGTTAATTAGCGTTGCTACATGGCCTGTGCATATGGAACAATCATTTCAAAACGGTGTGTTAGAAGCTCAAGCGCTAGGTAACGCTGGAGAAGAGTTTAACGCAGATGGTAGAAATAATGTAAACAAAAATAAAATCAAAGAAAAGGTTATGAAGAATCCAAAACACGCTAGATGGATTCTTCATGACGTTTGGGCTGGTGGTGAAACAACACTAGCAGAAGACATCATGCAAGGTCAGGTTGTTCAAAACATGGGTTTTAAAGTAAAGATGCCTAAGACTTTTGGTACATGGACAAGGCCTCTACCAGCTGGTCCCGCAGTTAACGACTTAGATGTAGATGGAGATGGGTATTTAACAGCAGCAGATTTAACAAATAATGATATAGCTAGAATACTACAGGAGTTAGAAAGACCTGAGCATTATAAATTGCTTACTGAAGTTGCGGGTGATTGGATGACTAGGAAAGAGCAAAACGTACACGCACCAGCTAAAGCAAATTACGATGCTGAGCAAGAGCGTCTTGCAAAAGCTCAAACAACCGGTATACTTGATTAAACCTTTAAAGTAAAATCCTGAATGGAACAATTATGGAATAAACTCACTGAGCAAGGTTTATATACTAAATCTTTTGGAGAGTTCCAACGTAAATACAATAATGTTGATGGTGTAGCTAACCTACACTCTAAGTTAGTAGAGATGGGTCTATATACTAAGAGTGAAGACGAGCTTATTAATCAGTATGGTTTTGATATTCCAAAGCAAGTTGAAGGTAAAGTTCCTGACGGAACTGGTCCTACACGTAACGCTGACTGGGAGGCTGTGAAGGCTTCTTATATGCCGTCACCACTAAAGCATGTTGACATGTCTCTTCCTGCTGACCACTCGCATGATGAAACTGTTGCTGATCCAAATTATCAGCAAGAGCAAGTGGAAGAAACAACATCAGTAGAAGACATGTTCACTGTTACTGATGAGGAAAAGGCTAATATAGCTA